GAGTGGGTAATTAACGAGACGGAGAAGTATTGTAAAGATCGCGCAGTATACAATGCAATCGTTTCTTCAATCAGTATTCTTGATGGTCGAGACAAGGTTCATTCAAAAGATGGTATTCCTTCTCTGTTACAAGAGGCACTTGGAGTTTGTTTCGATACTTCTATTGGGCATGACTATATTGATGATGCACTTGAACGATATGACTTTTATAATCGTATAGAAGATCGTATTCCTTTTGACCTTGCATACTTTAATGCAATTACTAAAGATGGATTGCCTCGAAAGACATTGAATATTGCCTTGGCAGGTACGGGTGTAGGTAAGTCGTTGTTCATGTGTCATGTTGCAGCATCATGTCTAAAACAAAATAAAAATGTTTTGTATATTACGCTCGAGATGGCAGAAGAAAGAATCGCGGAACGAATTGATGCCAATCTCATGGACACACCTATCGACCAACTAAAAGACATTCCTAAAACTATCTTTGAAAATCGTGTGAAGAAGATCACTGATAAGACACAAGGTCGATTGATTATTAAAGAGTATCCTACTGCATCAGCACATGTGGGACACTTTAAAGCATTGCTAAATGAACTATCTCTGAAGCGAAACTTTAAGCCAGAAATTATTTTTATTGACTATCTGAATATCTGTTCGAGTGCACGATTCAAACCCAGCTCAAATGTTAACAGTTACATGATGGTGAAGTCAATTGCCGAGGAACTTCGAGGACTCGCTGTTGAATACAATCTTCCTATCGTGTCTGCAACACAAACCACTCGAGGAGGATATGGAAATACAGATGTTGAACTAACGGATACATCAGAATCTTTCGGATTACCTGCAACTGCTGACTTCATGTTTGCTCTGATTAGTACAGAAGAGTTAGAAAAGATGGGGCAGATTATGGTCAAGCAACTGAAGAATCGTTACAATGACCCATCGATGCACAAAAGATTTCTGATTGGCGTAGATCGAGCAAAGATGAAACTTTTTGATCTTGAACAATCAGCACAAACAAATATTCACGATTCTGGAAAAAGTATTAGTGTTGACAGAATCCAGCGAGCAGCGAATAAGTTTAGAGACTTTGAAGGTATAAAATTATAAATAACAGGATATAACTCCCCAAAGGAGGCAACCATGTACCTAGGTAAACAAATCTGGCGAAGGTTGAACAAGTATTCAGAATGGATTAGTGGGAAGGTTAGTGCATCAACGGTTCGTGAAAAAGTGCAAGAAATGATTGCTCCCTATGGAGCTTCTGTCATAGTTAAACTACAAAAAAGTTTTGGAAAGCGTGGTTGGTTTATGATAGGAGGTCTGTTTGATGCCTCTGTCACGAGAAAACAAATCACTATAGACATACACTTACGAGAAGATAAGGGGTATATCTACTTTACTGAGCGCCGAAAAAATAGATTTTTATTCCTTCTCTCACAAACTTTGCAGCATGAACTAGTGCATAAGTTACAATTTACTAATCGAGGTAGTGATAACTTCTACACACATCATTACTATTTCACTCCCGGATCATCAAAAAGTTCACCCGCCAAGATGGAATACCTGGCTATGGTAGAAGAAATCGATGCTTATGCCCATGATCTGGCCCTTGAGATCAAGTTTTACTACCCTTATGACGACTACAAACAGGTTTTGAAACATATCAATGACTATGCAGAGCTAGAAACTTGGAAAATGTACAAGAGAACCTTCAAAAAAGCTAGGTGGATGCATGTCAGAAATGAGTTGTTGCGAAAAACATACAGATGGTTGCCTACGATAAAGGAAAATTACCAGTAAAATCAAGTGATTAGAGTGGTTGACACTTGTAGAAAAAGATGCAATAATGCAGCATCTTAGGAAATATAATGAATTTACCAAAAGTTGGATCTCAGGTGGTTGTCACCACCAAGCATAAAAATATAATTCTTGGTGGGCAACCTTTCAAGTATACCAAGATTGAAGGGACGGTTGTACAACCAACCAAATGGATGGGCGCCAATGAATTCATGGTAGCAACATCTGATACCATGAGGCCTAAAAGTATCATAAACCTATCTTATGTCAGCGATATAAAGTATATTAAAGGAACTCACACACAGATTGCCTCTGATACTCGCACATTCAAGGTTTCGAGTAAGTCATCGGGCAAGACTTATATTGTAACGTCTAGTGCAGGTAAAGTTAGTTGTACCTGCACTGGTTTCGAATTTCGTAGGTACTGCAAGCATTCAAGGGCAGTGTCAGAAAAAATCACAGGAGAGAAGCGTGGAAATTAAAGGTCTTACTCCTCAACAGGTGGCGATGCTGGATATAATGTGGTCAATTCAATCAAAAGAGGCCCTCTACGAATGGATTGAGGGATTACAATCAGAAAAAGATCGTAGAACGGCACACCTATTGCTAGTCCTACTCATGCTTGAGGGTGTAGATGAATATGTAAACGATATGCAAGAATTTCCCGAAGCGAGAGAAGTCATACTGCATGTTATGGAAAACAAATGAACAGTAAAGAAATTCAAGAGCATCTCTATAACTGGGCAATGTCAAGGAACTTCTCTGCCCCCTATGGTATCATTATGGGAGAACATAAGAGCAGAAAGGGCACCAAATACCTCGCAGTAACCTTTGGTAGAGCCAGGACTTTAGACGCTACTGTAGAGATTTACAACAGAAACTTCCTTATCTTACGCACTAGCCGCAACGGTTCTGAGGTGTTCAAAAGTGTTGCAGAATTACAACAAGCTCTAGAACTGCTGTAAAAAGTGGTTGCACTTTCTGCCAGAAGGTGTATAATTGATTATGTTGATTGATTGATTGGAGATAGCAATGGATGTGACAAACTTTCCTGGACTTACAGAATACCTCGAGCATATCAAAGCTGACTACGCTAAGTGGAGAACTGATTCCCCTTACCGTGATGACTTCATTCAAGATTTTAACAGAAATCTGAAGGTAGAAGTGGGTAGCAAGTATATTAAGGTGGTCGCAGGGAGATCTGCTCACTCTTTTATCTGCTTACGCGATCTGGGCAAGTTTACAAAAGGGGACATTCTGAAAGCTGAATCTTATTCTTCGCCCGCTAGGAACTTTGCTCGCGGAAATACTATCGCTCGCAAGTATGACCAAATTCGGTGGGTAGGAGCGTAGTGTTGTATTTTTGCAACACGGTTGACAAAGTTTCCAGTTCCTGTATAATAGATAGTGTTGATTGAAACGAGGAAGAAATCATGGCGTATGTCTCCCAAGATCTGAAGAAAACCCTGTCCCCCAAGATCAAAGCGATCTGCAAAAAGTATGGCGTCAAAGCTACGCTTGCGGTTCGCAATCATTCGACTCTGGTTCTGAATGTGTCAGAAGGCAAGATTGACTTCATTGACAACTGGAACAAGACGGTTGGTTCAAATTCTTGGTATAGTCGAACCTTCACTCCTGCGAAAGATCATCTAAGCGTCAATACCTACCACTTCAAGGATCAGTTTGCAGGTCGTGCGAAGAAGTTTCTCGAGGAAGTCCTGTCAGTGATGAATAGCGGAAATTGGGATAAGTCGGATATTCAAACTGACTACTTCAATGTTGGTTGGTATGTAGATGTGAACATTGGCAAGTGGAACAAACCCTACCAGGTGGCGTAATGATTGACTATATCTGTGATGGAGTGGCTGCTGTAGGAATTATTCTACTCCCTATACTTTTTCTTCTTGTAGTACAACTTTTCTGATTGACAACTTGTTTTTTTCTTTGTATAATTTATTTTTTATTATGGAGTTCTGTGATGAGTGCAAAGTATAACTTTGGTGGTATTTCGAAGCGTATTGGACAGTATAAGGTCCGAGTAGGTCAGGGGGACATGCAAACCCGCATCAAGATGATGATTAAGGAGGAGCATACTGAGATCGATCTAATTGAGTTCAATGGCAAGTTGACCAAGGCAGAAGTTTGCCAGGAGTTGCTGAAGATTGAGCGCTTTCAGAAGTTTCGAGATGTTATTGAAGAAACCTACAACAAGAAAGCAGGCACCTCAACACCTGCTCAACCTAAGGCAGTTAAATCTGCCAAACCAGTAAGTCAACCCAAAGTGGTCAAGCCACCTAAGGTGACTGTCAAACAAGACAAGAAAGATGACGATCTTGTTCTTGAAGAACTTAAACAACTAGTAGCTTAAGTATGGAGATTTATATGAATCAAACTGAAAAAGTCCTTTCTTTTCTGAAATCGGGTCGTAATCTTAACCCCAATCAGGCCCGTAGCATGTTTGGTGTGCGTAATCTTCGCGCGCGCGTGAGCGACCTTCGTTCTGAAGGTTATGCGGTGTATACGAATACCCGCCGCGGCAAGACGACTTATCGTCTCGGCACCCCCAGCCGAAGCATGGTTGCCGCTGCTTACGCCGCAATTGGTACCAAAGCGTTCCAATAATTTCTAAGTAGTTCTCGGTCCTTTAGGGCGCTTCGGCGCCCTTTTTTATTTTATAAATATTTAATCAATGGGAGATAACATGTTTTCCTTTAAAAACTACGACAATAAGCCATTAAAATTTCATCATCCCGAAAAAACAAACTACCATCTGATTAGAGGAGATGGGTCTACATATCATCTGGTTACAAAAGATGGCGAACCTATGCACACCTTTTCCGGAATGAATGCATTAGAAATTTCAAAATATCTAGAAAGTTATGGATTTAAAGGGGGGCATGATGGCAAACTTTGAACATATTAAACTAATCATTGAAAAGACGCTAGAGGGAACTACAGCTGTTTTTAACCGGTTACGCGGAGGATATAATGAAAATAGGTTTGCTTACCATGTAAACGGAGGTAAGTATATCGATGATGACCATAAAAAAGAGACTGAGACATTTCACAAAACTCTAGAAAAAGTTCTGCCTGGAGAAGCTAAAATACAAGACGATAGAGCCAGAGCGCAAGCACACGCTTTTCACGAGCATTCAAAACTAAAAGGTTTTAGTGGAGTGCACTCAGTTCACATCACCGCTAAACCAGGGGCAATTGAAAAAGCTACAGGAATGAAAGTAACTCAACAAGACAATCCTTCAGATGTCATTGTAAAATTTAAAAAAGCTCCTGAGGGGTCGGCGCACAAGGCTTTAGGAATTTCTTTAAAGTCATCTTCTAAAAGCAAGATCGGATTTCACAATGGGGGTGCTGGGACTATAGGAAAAGAACTAGGTGTGGATCTTGAAGGCATTGCAAAGGAACATCATGCCCGGTTTGCTGCAGAAAACAAACTTCCCTCTTCAGCGAAAGAGAGAAAAGATTTAATAAAGGGAAACAAGGAGTTGTATACAAAAGCCAATAAAGCAGCTTCTGTTCTTCACTCTGCTATTAGAGATAAATTGCATGAAAAGTATAGTTCAATGCCTCATGCAAAATTAAAAGAACACTTTACTAACACTTTTTTAAAAGCAAAAAATAATGATGAGGCGTTGCCTTATGTAAAGGTTCATGGGCAAGGAGGAGGTACAAAAGAAGCGAGAGCGCATGTTGAGGAGACACACGATAATCCTGTTTACCATATGATAAAAAAAGCTAAAAAAATAACAGTTGAAAAATCAGGTGATAGTTCTCTAACTGTAAAGGCAGATGAAAAACGGGCTTTTCGTGTTCAAGTAAAACATAACAGTACACCAATGGCAACTTCACTGAAGGTTAATGGACAGCCTTAATTCATTCCCAACAACGCAATTGTATACACCTTGTCAATAGACGTCAATGCAATCAATCAAAGAAAAGAAACTTTTAGTTAAGTTAGCTAAGTCAATGGGTCAACCTATTGATCCCGCTATTCTAGAAGAGGTTCAAAAGTTTGATGAGATGCAAAATCAAGTCTCTGAAAGTGTTCGTTCTAATATTTTAGATGACTTGAAAGACCTATTTGAGGCGACCGCTAAGCTATCAAAAGACGAAGTGACGGATTTGCCCAAACCTGAAGAACCCCCTGCACCAAAACCTATTGTAGTCGTAGAAGAGACAAAAACTGTAGAACCAGAACAATCCGCTTTAATACAAAAATCTGTTTTGGCTATTGAGAAGGTTGAAAAGGCGATTGCGGTCAAGGAAGATTCATTTCAGCAACCATCTGTACCTGCCCCTCAAGACATAAAAGCTATCAAAGAAAAAATAAAGTTTCTTGAGCAATGGTTGGCAAAGGTATCTGCTACAGGTCCAGGAGGTGGTGCAGGAGAAGTTTATAACCTGGACATGCCAACGACCCTTGTGACGACTAACTATTATGCGGCTGGAAGAAAAGACTACTATATTGGCGTAAATAACGCTGCACCTACCACAATCGTGTTGCCTACTAATGTTAAACAAGGTCGTTATATAATTATTAAGGATGAGTCAGGCAGATGTTCAAAGTATCCAATCATTGTGCAAGGGAATGTTGATAATGATCCAGATGGATTTATCCTTCGAATAAACAATGGCGGAATTCAAATGATTTATAGAAACGGTTGGAGAATTGTATGACCTACTTATTTCAAGAAGAAGAAAATATTGATGCTTTTGGTCGTGGGCGTGTCAGTATGCCCTTTACATTGGGCGACTATAAACATCTTTATGGTCTTGATCCTAACTTTATTGACTATTCTGTTAACGGAGGAAACGTAACATTCCAAGTAAATCGTGCATGTGCAAGGTTAGAGACAACAAGTAATGTATCAAGTAGAATAGTTCATCAAAGTAAATTCTATCATCACTACATGCCAGGTAAGAGTCAGGTTATTTTATCCAGCTTTAACTTTTACTCAGCCACTGCGAATGTAACTAAAAGAACTGGATATTACGATGATAATGATGGAATATATTTAGAGCAGACAGGTGATGGCACGTTGTCGTGGGTAGTTAGGAGTTATGTTACAGGTGCCCCCACAGAAAGAAGAGTTACACAATCAAATTGGAGTGTTGACTCATGTGATGGGTCGGGTCCCAGTGCCTTTAATATCGATATTACTAAAACACAATTAGCTTGGATAGATTTTCAGTGGTTAGGTGTAGGAAGAGTCCGTTGTGGATTCGTACATGATGGCGAATATGTTCTTACGCATGAGTTCAATAATAGCAATAATCTTGCAAATGTTTATTTAAGCAATCCCAATCTTCCTATTCGATGCGAACTTCAAAATACGGGAACAACCTCAGGTGCGTATTTTGACCAAATTTGTTCTACAGTTATGAGTGAAGGGGGGTATGTTGAGGCTGGTATAGACTGGGCAGTGACAAATACACCTCGCCTTCTTACTTCGGGAACAACTTCTCCCATTATGGCAATTCGTTTGAAGAATACATTTAGAACATACAAAAATAGAATAATTGTAAGAATGGGCAATCTAAACATGTTTAGTGACGGTGAGAATATCAAGTGGCGATTGTTAAAACTACCTAGTTCAGGAAATATTACAGCTAATGTATGGACATCTGTTGATGATGATAGTGGTGTTGAATTTAATACTGATGCAACTGCCTTCACAGACGGCGATGAACTTGACAATGGGTGGGTTGGAGCGTCAACTCAAGGTAGTCAAAAGGCAGGAGGTTCTCCAAATTCGAACATTCCATCTTCTGCTAAGAAAAATTATATCGTTCAAAACTATGATTCAACCGACTCTGAAATTTATCTTGTAGTCGCTACGAATCTGGGATCACAGAATACTAATGTAGGTATCGGCATGCAGTGGCGAGAAATATACTAATAAATAAAAAGTATTTTAGGAATTTCACATGCTATCTCTTAAATCTTATCTTTTCGAAGCCAAAACAAAAACATCAGTTGACGCTGAGCTTTTGTCACACCTGACTCATGCTAAGGATTTACCTCATGAACTTCCAGGTCCTGGACATGAGCATGGTGTAAATTTGATTAATGAGTTTCATAAGCTAAGAACAGGTCAACCTAGTTCAGTTGTAGCTACACATAAGGTTGATGGTGGGGCATCAGTGGTTGTTGGGCATGATAAAGAGGGAACTTTTGTTTCAGATAAACATCGCCATGCAAGAGGTGTGGTTGCAAGAAACGAAGAACAAATAGATGAGCATTTTGGACATGCACCCTCTTATGCAGCATCTATGAAACATGTTCTGGCACACGCCCATCACATTGTCAATCCTGGTCATACTGTTCAAGGTGACTTGCTGTTTACCGAGCATGATAAAGGTATTCGAAAGGGAGGATTAGTTACAGCACATGCGAACAGAATTCAATACGGAATCAAAACCCCTGCTAAGATTGGTATAGCTGTACATACAGAAATAACTGGCGGTGTCGCACACAAACCTAGTAAAAAAGCTGTTTCACATCACTCTGAAGTTTTTAAACCCAGTCTTGATTTTGATCCGGGAAAGCATCCTTACGCAGAGAAAGATCGTAAAGCAACTGAGATGCATTTACAAAAAGCAAAAGAACTTATTGCATCTAATCCTGACCATAGTCATCTGACAGAAGAGCATCAAACACATTTTACTACTTACATGAACAGAACAACTCGAAAAGGTACAACACCATCTATCGAGGGGTACAAGACACACTTACTTGAAGAAGGTGTAAAGAAAGCGGCGACAGTAAAGACAGAGGCTGCTAAATCAACACATCTAAACAAATTTAAATCTTTAGCAGACCATGTTGAAAAAAACAAAGATGCGTTTAAGACTACTCTAGCTATTAATCATCACTTGTCACAAGCGACTGAACATGTTCTAAAAGGCATTAAACATACAGATATGGATACTAAAATTGATGGAAAGAGTTCTGACACAGAGGGTGTTGTTCTGCTCAAAAAAGATGACAAAAAACGATTGAGACCTGTTGCAAAGTTAGTTCCTAAAGAAGTATCACACAAAATTTTAAATAATCCTAGGTTTGGGTAATTATGTACATTTATAGATGCAGAATTAATAAAGTAGTTGACGGCGATACCGTAGAGATTGATTTAGATTTGGGATTTAATATCATCCTCGCTAATCAAAAGGTTAGAATGGCAGGTATTGATACACCCGAATCTAGAACAGCCAATCTTGAAGAAAAAGAACGAGGAATATTATCTAAGAAAAAATTAGCTGAAAAACTACCTGTGGGTAGCTGGCAAAGAATTCAAACAATGAAAGCAGACTCTAATGACGATAAGTTTGGTCGCATCTTGGGTGTTTTTATAATGGAAGATGGTATGAGTCTGAATCAGTGGCTAATAGACAACAATTACGCTGTGCTTTATCAGGGTGAAAATAAAGATCTTGTACAAGAAGGTCATCAATATAATAAAAGAAAGCTAATAGAAAGAGGCGAGCTAAAAGGATAACAAATGGCTGAAAAAACAACTGTCTTTGCCTTTGGGCGTCTCAACCCTCCCACCACTGGGCATGAAAAGCTAGTAAATAAAGTTAAAGAATTGGCTGATAAGCACAAAGCAAATCATCTAATAGTTGTATCTCATTCAACAGATAATAAGAAAAATCCGCTTACTCCGCAACAAAAGATAAAGCATGCAAAAAGATTTTTTCCAAATACAAACATTAAAGCATCGTCTAAGGAAGAGCCAACTTTTTTACAACATGCAGCTAAGATACACAAGGCAGGAACTCAACATTTAATCATGGTCGCCGGTTCTGATAGGACAGATGAATATCATAAGAAACTACATCAATACAATGGCGAGGGAGAAGGAAAGTTATTTAATTTTAAATCCATAAAGGTTGAGTCTGCAGGTGCCCGTGATCCTGATGCAGAAGGTGTTGAGGGAATGTCTGCATCGAAAATGAGAGAACACGCAAAGGATAACAACTTTGATGAATTTAGAAAGGGAGTTCCTAAACATGTTTCTGAAAAACATGCAAAAGAATTGTTTTCAGATGTGAGATCGGGTATGAAGTTGGCGGAATCATTTGTAGCGTGGTTAGAAGAAAATAAATATAGAACGAGCACTGGAGCGTATGAGAAGAATCCTAGAAATCCATCTGGTATTTCTAAGAAGTATTCTGGAAATCTTTCGCATAGCACTCAAGTAGCAAGAAAGGCGCATTGGAAAAGGACAAGTAAAATGGCATCTGATAATCCGGCAGCTTATGAACCCGCTCCGGGAGACAAAGGTGCTAAGACAAAAGAGTCGATTTATACGAAGAGGTATAAGGAAAGGTTTGGAGAAGAGACAATGAAGATTCCATTTCTGTTGATGACACAAGAACAGAGAGAAAAAATTTCTGAAATGAATGGGGGAAAGCAAATAACCTACCTAAATACCAAGACACAAAACATTGATATGTGTCCAGGAGCATATGATGCCTTTACAAAACTCATTGGAAATCAATCAGATGTAGAAATGAAGATGATGAGAACAACGAAACAGATGCACTCTGCTGTTGCTGCTGGTCTTGAGGCAAAACCTGAACACCTTCGCAGAATGCAGTTTAAACAATATTTAGGTTTGTAATGAAAGAAGAACTTGCCAATCGCTTGAAGGTTAATCTAGCGGATACCTTTACTTTCTATTTAAAGGTACACAACTACCATTGGAATGTTGAAGGCCCTGATTTCTATGAATACCATAAACTTTTTGGCGAAATTTACACTGAAGTTTTGGGTGCAGTTGATACTCTTGCAGAACAAATAAGAACTCTGGATGTTTATGCACCTGGCACATTGGCACGGATTAAAGAACTAACAGTTGTCAGTGAGGATGATAAGGTTCCTTCTCCGACTGAGATGGCTCAAAACTTATACATAGAAAACAATAAAGTTTTAGCGGGTCTAATGGCGGGTTACAAAATGGCAGAAGACCTTGGAGAGTTGGGCATTTCAAATTTTTTACAAGATAGAATTCAAGCACATCAGAAACATGCATGGTTTCTTCGGTCAATAGGGAAGTAATATGGATACCGTTCTTAGACAAGATTTAATCGATGTTGCACTTCGCGCCACCGATGCATATTTGGGTGTTGAAAAGCATGCCATGGAAAAGGGCTATGCAACTCAACAAGATATTCATGACTTTTCTTTTTATCTGTCAAAGGCCCATGATGCTCTAGAGCAACTAGGAGATATTGACAATCACGCTGACTACATGCAGACGCATGTTCAAACGATGATGAAGTTGGCAAACCATGATGATTCTACTTTAGCTGATGTTCCTTATGTGCATGTACCTAAGGCAGATGTTGGGGAGATGGAGGAATCTTATCAAATTGATGAAGAGGCATCAAAGGGTCTTGCAGCAAAAGCCGCTAAGTCAGGTATTTCGTTAGGTACACTAAAGAAAGTTTACGCTCGAGGTGTAGCTGCATGGCGAACAGGTCATCGTCCGGGAACAACACCACAACAGTGGGGTATGGCGAGAGTTAATTCATATATCACTAAAGGTAAAACATATCACACTGCAGATAAAGATCTGCACGAAGCTACTAAAAAAAAGAAAAGTGAACATCATATAGATGATAATGAGTTAAATGACTTAGTCAAATCATTAGAGTGGGATGATATTGCAGACACATATCAAAAAGAAGAAATATACACTGAAGAAGTTTTAGATGAAAAGTTGTCTACTGCAGCAAGATTAAAAAAGCAAAGAGATTTTAGAAGAACAGGTGTTAAGAGAAATATTGCAAGAGGCTTAAGATTACAGCGTGTTTCAAGTCCAGAGAGATTAAAACAGCGTGCAATTGTTGCAGCAAGAAGGCTTTTATCGAAAAGATTTTTACGAGGCAGAGATAAGTCTGAGTTATCACCTCAAGAGAAGGATCTGCTCGAGCAACGCCTTAAGCGATTGCAACAGTTGGGGGTTCAATCCACACTTGCCACTCGCCTGATGCCCAAGATTCGTAGTATTGAACAAAAAAGATTAAAACATAAAACTAATAAATAATACTTATTGGGGAAAATATGTCTCTTACCTTTAAAGAGTTTGTCACAGAAAGATGCTGGCCTGGGTATAAACCTGCGCCAGGAAAACCTGCTTACTCTAAAGGTTCTTGTGTTAAAGAAGAAACATTGGATGAAGCAGTTAAAGACAAATATGACGAAGGTGAATATGATCGAGAAGGTGATATGGCTAAGTCTGACTTGCGCTCTATCATAGCAAATGCTAAGAGAGTGCATGATATGCTCGATGATGCAGACAATTTACCTGAGTGGGTTCAGTCTAAAATTACTCTTGCAGAAGATTACATCTCAACCGTTGCTAACTATATGACTTCTGAAATGACAGAGTCTAAGGTTGATGAAGATTGGCAAAAAGTCAATCGGCAAGATAAAACAGATGGATTAAGTCCTGCTGCAGTTAAGGCATATCGTCGTGAGAATCCAGGTTCAAAGTTACAAACCGCTGTGACTGAGAAGAACCCCAAAGGTAAGCGAGCAAAAAGAAGATTATCTTTCTGCCGCAGAATGAAAGGCATGAAGGCGCGCTTAACCAGTGCAGAAAATTCAAGAGATCCAGATTCACCCATCAACAAAGCGCTACGTCGCTGGAATTGCTAAGAGGAATATATGAGCAGACAATTATTCGAAGAAGCACGCAAAGTGCTCACTCAAGAAGCAGCTGTTAAGCTGGATCCTGTTGGTCAGGAAGATAAAGATGTTGATAATGACGGCGACGCTGATAAGACAGATTCTTATCTGAAAAAGCGTCGTGGTGCTATTAGTGCAGCCATCGCAAAGTCAAAGAATGAATCCACACTTTCTGATGAGGATGTGGCAAAATTGCAAGCGATCCTCGGTGAAATGAAGAAGAAAGAAGAAGATGAAAACCTTTCAATGAAAAATGAAATGGCACCTGCGATTGGTGCATTAGCTGGAGCCACAGGTCGTGCTCTTGCATCTGGCGTTGGCCGAGCCGTTGGCCGAGCAGCAGTTGGTGCACTAAGCAATCTAAAAAAACCAGAAGACGATGAAAAAGATGAAGAAATGAAGAATGAAGCGATGCAGGGCGAAAAGAAACCCACTCAGGGACCCAAGCCAGGTGAAGTTCCCGCTTACATGCGTAAGGATAATGCACGCCAAAAGTTTCCTATTGACTTAAAAGATTTAAAGAAAGAAGAAGTAGAGCAAACGGATGAAGCTAAATTAAATCCTGCAGGAAAGGCAGCTGTGAGAGATGTGACCAAGAAAATTGGCGCAAAAACATTAAGTCAAACGAAAGCTATTGTTGCTCTCGCTAAACTTGATCCAAAAAAAGTAAAAGAAGAGGTTGAGCAAACTGACGAAGCTATGAGTCCTCAAGCTAAAACTACGATGAAACATATTCCTAATCCCACGGCAGGTGAAATGAAAGCTGCTAAAGATATCAAGCCAGGTATCGCAGGGTATCGGGATCGTATCGATATGCTTAAGTCTGCCGAAGCTCGTGGAGGTTTAAAGAAAGAAGAAGTGGAACAAGAAGATTTTGAACTTATCGAAAAACTAAACTTCGAAGTTCCCGACAATCCTTCTTATCAGGACTACTTCAAAGCTGCTCTCAAGATGGCTCAAGTCGAGTCATTCGCAGAACTTGACGAAGAAGATCAACAATATATAATGAGCGAGATGGAAAATGCATTTAGACAAAATGATACATCATTCATTCTAGAAGCAGACATGATGGGAGATATGAATGATACTGTTTCGCGTTTACGCAAGGCAGGTCATAAGGTAGAAGATATGGGAAGAGATTATAAAGGTAATCCTTTCTATGTTTACATTGATAAAGGTTCTATGATGCGCCGTAAGGTAACATATAAAGGCACACAAAAAGTAACCCAGAACATGGGTAGAGCACAGCCTGAAAAAGAAGAAGATAAACAATAATTAAGACAGGAGCACACCATGTCAGGATGGGGAAAACTAGATAGTAAGCAGTTAACTGCTAATGTATTAGTGACCAGTGGTAGTAAAGCTGTTGCTAATGCAACAGGCAACGCAACATTATTTTTAAGTGAAGTCAAGCCAGGCGACTATTTTGTATTTGGTTCGGTCACAGGTAATTCGACGGTTAAATATTATGTCGCTAATGTTTTGTCAAATGTATCGTTAAATCTTACCACAAACTATAGCGGATCGACTGCAAGCGGAAAAGCAAATGTGCAGCAAGGTCCCAAGGTTATTAATGTTGTGGAGAATGTTAGAGGCAATGCCTATACCATTCAAAAGATTTATGGCGTTGATAGCAACGAAGCTGCCAATACCATGAATAAGGCCAACAACATTAACCAGCCAGGTTGGGTCCACCAAATTGTTTGGACAGATGCTTACGGTACAAGGCGAGTTAAAACTGAGACACTTGTGGCTATGTCGAAGAACTTTAACCGTGATGATACTGCAAATGCATCGTTGTCACCCACAACAGGTAATCTGCTTGTTGATGCAAATGATGACGCTGATTTCCGTGACAACGCTGCTTAATAATGCCTAAACTTACTGAGCAGTCTGCAACAAATTCTGTTGTTTCCTCCGATCTACTTTATGTAGTTGCAGGGGGGAACAGCAGAAAGATAACTGCAGGCAATTTAACTGCTGCAATCACTCAAGTAAAAACAGCTCCGACAACGACTGTCGGAGCTGCTGGTGATAAGAAAGGCATGTTTGCATTTGATTCCAACTATATCTACATCTGTACAGCAGACTATACAGGCTCTGCTAATGTATGGAAGAGGGTAGCAATAAGCACTTGGTAAAATGATTTTTGAATTGACTGAAGATAACTTTTTCATGTATGCAATAAAGAATTACGACAATCCTGCTTGTAAGGGATTGTCTGAATTTAATGAGGACATGAAAAGATTTAAGTATTTAAAAAGATTGCTGGGTCGTTATCATGCAGGTAAGGGTTTAAAAGATAGATTAATACTTAATCATATTATTGTGATAAACAACTTGTTTGGACCCGAAGCATCTGTTAAAATGTTGTTTTACAAAGTAGATAAAAAACATTGGTCATCGCTTAAAACTTTTTTAGTATTTTTAAATTTAATGCCTGAGAACGAATCTGAAATACCAATTGATATGGTAATAGCAAATACACTAAGAAGAATCTAATGCCAAATCGCTTTATCGACGCCGCAATTGTATATCGCATTCTTCGTATGCTTGTCACTCCCTTTGACAAGACAGATGCATTTAAGTTGGGCATTATAGATGAGAAGGGAAAAATACTAAAGAAGTCTTATCAATTAAAAACAGTTGAAGAAAGAAATGCCTATACACTTCTTCATCGTCTTGTTTTTCGTCTAAAGCGTATTATTGAAAAGGTGCCTATTGAAAATAAAAAGTTCTTGTCATTTGCTGCAGCTTTAGCTTTAATCCGTGAAAATTATGAGAAGGGTATTGAACCCATCAATCTTGAAGAGATGTTTCTTGAGTCATTGAAACAACCACATGACACTACTATAGTTGAGAGTTTCATGGCGGATAAATACATGATGACTTTCAAGTTGTTTTTAGAGGAAGATGGTGGTGCACCTGCAAATAACGCTGCCGTCACAGGAGGTATAGCGGGACTTCCTCCCGATGAACCGCCTGTTCCAAAGATGAATAAACTTAACATGTTTAGAAGGAAGAAGAAAAATGAGCTTATGGGCAAAATTTAAGAATTACTTTTTCGGTGTGCCTCTGCCTGCCTCTCAACCCGCACCTGTTGAAGTGAAGGTGCCTGAGAAGCAACCTGATGTGCCAGTTTTAGATAATACCGCTAAAAAGATCGATTTAAAAATCGATGAAGCTAAGCAGGAAGTTACACTTACTGTAGAGCATGCTCCCACTGTCGAAGTTAAAGCTGCAGAGCCTGAGAAGAAAAAAGCTCCAGTTAAAAAACGCACGACCAAGAAAAAGTCATAATTGACATTTAACTGAGTATGTAATATGATAGGTTTCATGGAGGCCTATCATGTCGTTGTACATTGATCTAAAGTATATCAACTATATTTCAAGTCGACTTCCTTTATTCAAAAGGAAGTCTGATTACCTATTTAACTTTCGTTGTACTATTTGTGGAGACTCAAGCACAAAGAAAAACAAGGCAAGAGGATACTTCTTTAAAGTAAACAATGATATGTTTATGAAGTGTCACAATTGTGGTGTGTCAATACACTTTGGGACCTTTTTAAAACAAACTGACCAAATGTTGTATTCACAATACGCAATGGAAAGATATGCGAATGGAGCCAGTCCTAATAAGGCACACAAGACACCTCAGTTGACTTTCAAGGAACCTGTTGTAGAAAAGCGTTCTATCATAGATGAATTATTTGAACGATTGGATAAATTACCCGAGGATCATATTGCGGTTACATTTTGTAATAGTCGCAAGATACCTGCAAATAAGTTCAATCAACTTTATTTTATTGACAATATCAAAAAAGTTGAACAATTATCTGATAAAATGAAAGATCGTATTCAATCTGAGGAACCTCGATTAGTCATTCCTTTGTATGATGAGAAGTTACAACTTGCAGGTATAACTTGTCGTGCATTAGGAAATGAGTCATTGCGATATATAACGGTTAAGATCAAAAGTGAAGCGTTACTTGTTTTTGGTCGTGAATCTCTAAATCCTGAGAAGCATATATATGTCACAGAAGGTCCCATCGACAGTTTGTTTCTACCTAACGCTATTGCCGTAGTCGGCACAGGGTTTAACAAACTTGAGCTTCTTGAATACCCAAAAGATAATATGACCATAATTGTAGATAATCAACCTAGGAATAAAGAGGTTTGTAAGGTCATTGAAAATCTTATCGAGAAGAATTATAATGTTGTTGTATGGCCTCAGTCTCTTATTGAAAAAGATATTAACGATATGGTCAAGGCAGGAAAATCACCTGCATCGGTTAAGTTAATGATTGATAAATTTACATTCAACGGATTGCAGGCGCGTGCTAACTTTTACGCTTGGAAGAGGTGCTAATGAGCGATGAAACTACGAAGGAAAAAAGATCTAAACGTATTCATCAAGAAGAAAGCGCAATAAGGAGACAAGTAAAGATAGCAAAAACAAATCATGTGGACGAATATGATAAAACAGTCATAACCGAAAGTCACAGATTTCATAAACACCATGCCATGAATTGTGGTAACGCTAGGTGTATATT